AAAAGTATCTTTACTTTAATAGGTGCTCAGTACCGCGAGCAGAAAAAAACTTTTATTTTTCCTTCTGGCGCAACTCTTAAATTCCGCTTTTTAGATAAACGCGGTGATGCTGATAATTATCAGGGGCATGAGTACACACGAATTTATCTTGAGGAAATTACCAATTGGGCTGACCCCACTGAAATTAATAAAATGCGGGCAACTTTGCGTAGTAGTGCTGGAGTACCGTGTTGCTTACGCATGACTGGTAACCCCGGCGGGGTGGGGCATAGTTGGGTTAAGGCTCGCTTTATTGATGCAGCTCCACCGATGACGCTGATTAAAGATCAAACTAGCGGCAAGCAACGTGTCTTTATACCTTCCGTACTGGATGATAACCCGCATTTAGATCAAGTCGAATACATGGCAACGCTGGCAGACTTAGGTAGTCCAGCACTGGTGAAGGCATGGCAAAAAGGCGACTGGAATATTATTGCGGGTGCATTTTTGGGTGAACTCTTTGATACGTCTACGCATGTGGTTGAACCATTTACTATCCCTGCCCACTGGACACGTTGGCGTGCTATGGACTGGGGCAGTAGTAGACCTTACTGTGTACTCTGGTTTGCTCAAGACGAACAGGGCAATGTGTATGTGTACCGTGAGGCTTACGGCGTGGAGTATGACTCATCAGGAATCGTCAAACCTAACGTCGGTACTCGTGAATCTGCCGAGGCGGTGGGGACTAAAGTACTTGAGTTAGAAGCGGCTGAGATTAAGCGCGGTATTGAAATACGCGGTAATGTGGCTGACCCTGCTATTTGGGCTAAGAACGGTACTGAATTGAGTATTGAGGAGCATTTTAGGAAAGCGCGTTGTATTTGGCAAAAGGCTGAGACGGGTGCTGGCTCAAGGGTGCAAGGCGCTCAAGAGATTGTGCGGCGGCTGCGTAATGGTTCGTTATACTTTTTTAAAACGTGTGTCCATACGGTTAGAACGATTAGTGCTATTCCGCATAGTCCAACGAATCCTGAAGATGTGGATACTAACGCTGAGGACCATGCGTGGGATGCGCTGCGATATGGTTTGAGGCGGCGTAAAGCGTTGGCTCCTGATAAGTCAAGCTCGGCTGAGGCTGAGATGTGGTTAGAGAGGTTTGGTTAATGTCACAAGATACGGATAGCAGTGCGTTAGCGGCACGCTGGAAAACTCGAATTAAAGAGGCTTTATCCTATTGGGATAAGGACTTTAAGCGCGTTGAGCATATGCGAGCATTAGTGGGTGCTTTGGATGTTGATAATCCTAGTGATAAGACTAAGCGTGTTAATTTAATCCACTCGACTATTAAGGGTTTGTTGCCTCATGTTTATGCGCGATTGCCAGAAATAGCTATCCAGCCGAAAGAGAGTATGGATAAGAGCGAGTATGAAATGTTGCGCTCGTTTGCGACTACGCTAGAGATTGTACTCAATGAACTGCTGGAGGCTGCGAAACTCAAACGTATTGCAAAATCAGCCACGCGGCGGGTTTTTAGTGAGGGCATTACGTGGGCTAAGGTAGGTTGGCAACGTGATATTAAGCAAGACCCGATTATTTTAAATCGGATTGCCGATACTCAAGATAATATTTTACAGCTTCAACGTTTAATTACTGAACTGCAAGGGCAAGATACCAGTACTCATGAAGCTAAGTTGGAGGAGCTACATCAATTACAAAAATCATTAGAAGATGCAGTGGAAATTGTAGTAGCGGATGGGTTAGTCATTGATAATCTACGAGCTGAAGATGTAATTTTAGACCCTACCATTACCAGTCTTGAAGACTGGGATAAGTCACGTTATATCATCCATCAAGTGCTTTTGCCACTTGAAACAGCTAAGGCTCAATATCCTGATGCATCTTTTAGTGCTACTGCCATTAATGATGAAGCGCGTCCGGTCACTCTAGCGGCACCTACCTCTTTACAAAACAATGAACGCATACGTGCTAATGAACGTATGGTGAAGATTTGGGAGGTGTGGGACAAAACGACTATGACAGTTTACACCTTGTCGGATGAAGCCGTGGATTATGTTCGTGAACCCTATCAGCCTGAAATTGTAAGTGAGGACTGGTATCCGTTTTATCCTTTAGCGTTTGAGATTACGGATAGTCGGGTTTATCCGTTCTCTGTAACTGAGTTGCTAGAACCTTTGCAGAGTGAGTACTTGGAGACACGCGAGAAGTACGCACTTCATCGTAAACGGGCTATACCTATGATGGGTGTCAGAAAAGATGCAGTCTTGCCTGAAGATGCTAGGAAAATTAATGAAGGCGAACTGTTAGAAATGGTGAGATTGGAAGGATCACCTGACGGTAAACCGGTGCAGAATGAATTAGGCTTTATCCCGTATCCACCTATTGATGGCTCACTGTATGACACGTCCGCTATACGCTTTGACGTTGAAATGATGAGCGGATTACAGGACGCTCAACGGGGTGCTATTGCACGACCTAAGACCGCGACTGAAGCGGAGGTAATGCAATCGGGTTTAACCTCCCGCGTCACTGAAATGCAAGACACGATTGAGGATTGGATTGAGCAAATTGCTACGGCTGGGGCTGAGCTGGCGCTTTGGGTGATGACTAAGCCTGAGGTGGAGCGCATTGCAGGACGTGGGGCAGTGTGGCCTGAGATGGATAAGGAAACCATTTATCGTTTTGTGCGTGTGAGTGTGCGTTCTGGTACGTCAGGCAAACCTAATAAAAGCCAAGAACAACGCAACTGGGCGCAAGTGGTTCCGCTAGCTATGCAACTTATGCAATCTGTAATGCAAGCGGAACAAGTGGGTATGCCTGAACTAGCAAACGCTCAACGGGAGTTGTTGGCTGAAACCTTACGACGTTTGGATGAGCGCTTTGATGTTGATCGTTTACTGCCTAAGTTATCTATGCAACCTACACCACAAAATACTATGCAACAGGCTCTACCACCTGAAGCCATGCAGTTATTAGCACAACAAGGGCAGTCTTTGCCTGTGAACTAGGAGTTTTACCATGTCTGATGAAAAAATGATTGAAGGAATGTTGGGTGCTGTGAATGAGGCATTAGCGCCTGCATCAACGGATGAGCCTGAAGCTGCACCTGTAGAAGCAGTAGAACAGGATGATGTCTCTGAAGATGTTGAAGAACAGGAAGTAGAGGAGGAACAGGATAGCTCTGAATCTGAAGAGGAGTATGAGGGTGAACAAGGAAAGGAAAGTTTATCCTCAGACAAGAAAAAAGAAGCCGATGATACGCCACTGACTGATGAGCAAATTAAGGCGGGTTTAGCGCCTCGTGCTCAACAGCGTTTCCAGGACCTATCTGAACGAGCGGGTAAGTTTGAATCGTTACGTGCTCTATTAGATGACAGCGTGAGTAGTCCCGCTGAGTTTGTGCAACTACTGGATTTTAGCAGGGCGGTACGTAACGGACAGTTTCAACAAGCGGTTGAGATGTTAGATAGAGTACGGAATGATCTAGTACTGAGAGGGGGTATTAAGTCTGTACCTCAAAAAGATGTCTTAGATGATTTTCCCGACCTTAAGCAAGAGGTGGAGGAATTTAATTTAACACCTGAACGGGCTTTAGAACTAGCTCGGGCGCGTAAGTTGGAGTCTGAGTATCGTCAACAGCAAGCACATGAGCAACGTAACTCTCAAGAGTTGCAACAGTATCAACAAGCTGTAGAGGTGGCAGTACAACAAGTACAGCAGTTGGAAGCTGAGTGGGCGCGTACTGATCCCGATTACAAGGCTAAGATGCAACGTTTAGCGGGGCAAATTAGTAACATTGGTCAACAGTATCAACCTAGCCAATGGGCTGGTGTGGTGGCTATGTTGTACCAGAATTTGAGTATGCCTGCGAGCACTAAGAAACCTCAGTCGCATTTACGTCCTGCGGGTGCGGGTGGTAAATCCAAACCTGCTGAGCCTAAATCGTTGGAGGCTGCTATTGGTGCTGCACTAGGTTGGTAAGGTTGTACCGCACTAGGTACGCTCATTTAATTATAATGGGTTAGATTTAACGCATTTACGCAGTAACAGGGGTCGCGGTCTGGCATGGGTTAAATCTACCCGTCAACGCAGTAACAGGGGTCGCGTCCTGTGCATCGATGATGTTCAAAGACGGTAATAACTAACTGATTTTATTTATTACGTCCGAGGACATCATGCCCTTTAGTTCCGATCAAATTAAGGAGGCTGGTTACGCCAGTCTCGATTACTATCTAAAAAATACTCCCGTCGATCAAATTGCTACTGAGCGCCCGTTATTAAAAAAACTACTCGAAAAGAAAAAGCCATTTCCGGGGGGCAAGCAGTTTATTGTTGAACAATTGCGTACCAATTACGGCTCTAACTTCCAGTGGTATAACTGCGATAAAGAAGTCACGTACAACAAGCGTAATACGCTAGCTCATGCTAATTTCCCGTGGCGCTCCTTTCATGATGGATTTGAAGTTTGCGAAGATGAGATGGTGCAAAACGGTATTATTCTCACGGATGAGAAGCGCAAAAATCCACCGACTGCCAGTGAGGGTGAAAAGGTCCAGCTCGTTAATTTATTTAATGAAAAGATGGAAGTGCTGGGGCTGGGCTTAGAACAAAAACTAGACCTCGCATTACATCAAGATGGTACTGCATCCCCAGAAGCTTTAGTCGGATTGGATGGTCTGATTTCTGTTAATCCTACCACAGGTGTGATCGGTGGGATTGATCGGGCAACGAAACCGTGGTGGCGTAATCATATCGCGTTGAATCTTACTAAATCTAACCTGCTCTCTACGATGGAAAAAGTTTGGCGTGCCTGTATCCGCAATGGTGGTAAGCCTGACTTTATTATAGTGGGTCAAGATTTTCTGGATGCTTATGCGGCTGCTGTGCGTGAGTTTGCGCATATTGAGGTCATGGCGGGTCGCACGATGGCGATTGAGGGTGGCATTAGTGAAATGACCTTTAAAGGTATTCCTTTAGTTTGGGATCCTGCTTTTGATGATTTAGATGCGATGGATTGCCCTAGTCCGGCGTGGTCTAAGCGCTGCTACATGCTCAATATGAATCATCTCCGTTTGCGTACTATTGATGGTCACTGGATGTTGCCTCGCACTCCTAGCCGCGACAAGAAAACCTATGTACATAGCTTTGCTATTACTGGCAAAAGTGCGCTCACAGTGAATCGTATGAATGCTCATGCGCTTATCACGATTAGCTAAGGAGTAGTCATTATGGTTGCTGTAAATACTGTTGTCGTTGCTATCGTAATGGATAGCATGAATACGTTAGAAGTTCGTGTGCCTGAGCATGAGGTTAAGTTATTGCAGGCGGTGCATAACGAGACTGAATTAGTAGCGGATAGTGATGAGGTGCGAGAACTACCGATTGATGAGTCAAATGAGTACTCGCGCTTAGTTATGAAATATGGTGCTGCTGCGGTTGAGTCTGCCTATGGTTTACCTGCTGATAACAAACTAAAAGGGTTGATTAAGAAAAAAGCTAAAGTTACTAAAGAGTCTGAGATTGACAAATCAACCGAAGATAAAGTGGTGTAACTATGACTTATACCCGTCAATATGCCTTTAGTACTACTGTCTCCGGTGTGCAACTTGATCGTGAACTGGATGGAGTTAGCCAAGAATTTGGTCGCGTCAATCAAAAGCTTGGCGCGGTGGTGCGTGATGACGGGCAATTGCAAGACGGTATTGTCAAGCGTCATGCACTGCATGCAGAAACTATTGCTCATCTTGCAGTAGAAGTACGCAACGAACTAGAGCCACTGTATAAAGAAATACAGTCTTACGCTCAACGTAGTGCAGATGACTTACAACGTGTCTTAAATAACGAAAACGAGTTGCAACGCTGGTATGAGCTAATGAAACAATTAGCTCAAGACACGGGTGTACTGAATCAATCGGCTCAAGCTGCATTAACTAAAACGTTACGCGCTCAACAAAATACCGAATCATTAGAGCGTTCTTCGGCTACTCATGCGCAACAAGTGGCAACTACTGAAAAGGGCGTGCAGGTACAAGTAGAGCGTGCCAAGCAAGTACAAGAACAAGTACGGGCATTGGTAGGCGTTGCTGAAACTGCCTCATTAGAAGCGACTGAACGGGCACGATCTGCGTGTGAGTGCAGACGTAAAGCTGAGGAGGCTGCTAATAAAGTACTGCAATCTAATTATGCAGTGGAGTTGCAACGTAATGAAGTGCGCGGCTTATTAGCACAGGTACGACAACTCACAGATCAAGTAGTTGCTGCTGAAAAAGGTATTAAGCAATCGTATCAAACACTGATTACTAAAATTAGTGAGATAGAGCGTTTGGGTCGTGAGCTAATGACAGCGCGTGATCAAGCTGTAGTCAGTGCCTTTGCTGCTAAGAACTCTGAATTACAGGCTGATTTGGCAGCATGTGAAACTCGCAATGCTGCTAATGCGGCTACTAGTGCTGCAACTAAAGCGGTTAATAATGCAGGTGATGCGTGTTTATCTGCACGGGCGGCTGAGTATCACCATATTAAAGCGGCGGGTTTTGCTAACGAGGCTAGTGTTAGTTTGAGTCAGGTGCAAGTACTTGCAGCTCAAACGCAAGAGGCTCAAAAATCTGCACAGCAAGCATCTGATATTGCCTTTACTGCCAGTACTGATGCTAGGTACTCGGCTAATCGTGCCGAACAATCTGCTCAAGTGGCACAACAAGCGGCAGCCAGTGCGGGGCAATCTGCACAACAAAGTAGTGCCGCTCAAGCACAATCCATTGCTGCTAAAAACGATTCTGCACGTTATGCCATTAACGCTGAAGCCTCTGCTCAACGAGTCGAAACTCAATACGAATCTATGATCTGGGTGGCGTTTTCTGGTGTGCTTTCTAATGCTGCCTCCCTGATTAAAACCCAACGCCTCATTATGATGGAGCATGTACTCGCATGACTGATACTCCTATCCAGCGAGCCTATGAAGAACTCTCGCGCCTAACCCAAGAAACCACTGAGCTATTAGAACAATGCCTACTGATTAAGTCGCGGCTCAATACCTCAGTAGAACGCTCTGAAACGGCTGCAAACAATGCTCAATCATCTGAAGATGATACTCGTAAGCTCTTACAGCAAGTACAGACGCTGAAGCAAACGATTGATGCTAAATATACGGATGTAGTCAAGCTGCTCAATGATGCTGAGGCAGTGGTGTTTGGCGGTGGGTATAGCGTTACTCCTACTCCGGGTAATGTGCCGATTGCCGATGCTAACGGCAAACTAGATGAAGGCTGGCTGCCGGAAGATTGGTCGCAGTTAGAAGCCGTGCTGGCTTTAGCAATTGATAACGTTACGGAAAATTTGCAACGTTATAAAGCTGAGTTAGAGGCTCAAAATCATTTAGCTGTACTAGATGAACAAGTAGATAGCTTATTAAAGCGACTGATTTTGCTTAGAAAAGACTTCAGTAACACTGAGCATAACTTAGGTGTAGTCCAGCAAGATCTTGAAAATATCGCCTTAGTATCGGCTGATCAAGAGGAGTACTTTGCTGAAGTACTGAGAAGCATGGGGCAATCCGGCTTCTTGCTAGGGCGGCAATATACTTACGGCGGGCAGTTTGCGTTTAATCGCCCTTTTACCAATAACTACTCTGCTTTGGGTATCCACGACCATAGTGATTTTGGCGAAGAGCGTATGCTATTGGGCATGGCAGAAGGGAAGGCAATTGTCGACGGGAAACCTATTGGTCGTCGCCATACAGATTACGAGCCTAGAATGCCTGCCCCTGTAGGGTCAAATTGGTTAGCCACTCAACCGGTGCAAACTCCGGATGTACCGCCTGATGTGTTAGCACAGCCTACAGTTGAGTTACAAATTGCCAAAATGCGTGAGTACTTTGAGGTAGCGGTGGGTAAGCGTCCAGCTAGTGATGTAGCCGACTTTGCCAATGCGTTTAAAGTGTGCATCGCTTACGAGGAAATGTGGGATGAGGTATTAACACAAAACATTGTTGATACGTTTACGTCCGGTCGACATAAAATCAATGCCTCGACGATGACCGAACTGCTGAATCATGTGCGTTACTATAACGAAGGCGGTCATAAAGACAGGTTAGAAAACATTGCGTACTGGCATGCTTTTGTAAAACGGGTCGATGCGAAAGGCAAGTCCCACATTGCGGTGCGTAAAAGTCGCGTGTGTTTGATGCCAGTGGGTAATTTGGTTGACTACCCATTAGCCACAACACTAGAGAGTGTTGATGATATTTTGATGCGCCAACGTTTAGGCTTAAGTCAGTCACAGTTAGAGCAAACCGCACATGCGCGGTTTAGAATTAAATCTCGTGTAGCTGATAGCAATGGCAATATTTATCAGCCTGATTTAATTGATGAGATGTTTAGCAAAATCTGTGGACTGGATGGTGATGGAGCTTATTTAACTGAGCAATATGACCAATATGGTCTACAAGATCGTTTAACAGAATTTAGCTCTGCCAAGCCTTTAAATGCAGCCTATTACAACCGTTTTTATAGCGCACAGTATCTTGATGCAAGCAATCGCAGTGGTGCAAAGCGTGGCTATAACGACCCTACCTTATGGGTTGCCAAAACAACGCGCCCAGAAGTATCCCCCGTCATTGTAGGTACTGAGGAATTACGCTTTACTAAAATGATACCACTGGAGGTGGTGATTCTGACTCCACTGCATAAGTGGAGAGCACGCCCTATCAACAAAGCTAGTACTTATAGTACCAGTAAAGGTTATGCCGAAAATAACCCGTTAGAGGGTTATCACCCCACTCTTAATTTTTATTGTACCCCTATAGAGCTATATGAAAGTGGCACTAAGTCGGCAGCGGATGCGGCAGATACTGCCGCTAATTATCGCTGGGTGCGCTGCGCTGATGGCA